ATCTGTCTCCTCCCATTCTATCACGGCAGGCTCATCATAAGGGAAATTCAGCTCATCAAGGCTTTGCTTGTCGATTGAATCTTCATATATTTCAAAGCGATATACAGTGTCATCTGCGGCCACAAACGAGCCTTTATATGTGAGTGTCATATTCTTGTCGAGTGTTTAAGTTCCTTATTCAAAATGCCTTCCAAACGGCGGCCTTTGATAACAAATTCGACCTTGCCACCGTCAAAAGTGCTGCGTGGCTCAATAATATCACGGAGCTTGTCGAGCGGCGCGACTACTTCAGGGTTATTTCTTGCTCCGGCATACTCGCCTAATAAGCCGACTGTCGGGCCTGAGATAACACCACCTTTAGCAAACGGCATCAAGCCTATCGTTTTGACTAATGCTGCTGCATTAGTTGCAAAACCGGAGCCAATACCGAAACCGACTATTGGCATAGCGGCGTGAGCCGCCATATACGCAGCGGCAGCAAGTTCTACATAGCTCGCCGTGGCTGCCTTGTTAGCCGCTATTAATGGTACAGTCTCAACGACTTGTTCAGCTTGTGCGGCAGCATTTGCGCCTGTCGCTGCTGTTGAAGTCTCAGTTGCTACCGTTTCCGCTGTTTTAGTACCGGTGAAGATACTTGTCATCGAGCTTAACGAGTTGATAATAGACACGATTCCGGAAATGCCCTCATACAATTGTATGAAAGAATCAATTAACGATGTTATCTTCTCCCATGCCGAGCCACTATTTTTAAGCGTATCGTGCATACTGATTAAAGCATTGCCGACAGACTTGATATTGCCGTACCCTTCCTTGAGCGTGCCAAAGCTGCGAGCCATAGACTTACGCCATCCGTCATAAGTTCCGATAAGCGACCTTACGCGCTGCTCTTGGTCTGAGGTAAGATTTCCATCGGCAAGCAGTTTCTGCAACTCGCGGATTTTGTCTGTCAGTCCATCAATACCGATAGCCTGAATCTCGATCTGCATTGACTTCTTACCGTACTTGCTGATGTCCTCTACACTGCTCTCGTGGTCGGCAATAGTCTCGCCAACAGTGAGAGCATTGCGCCGTTTCTCTATAAGAGCCAACATCTTGTGCGCATTGGCTATCTCTGTAGCATCACCGCGCTCACGGAGATTGTTATAGTAAGTCTCTGCATCGGCAAGTTCTCGGAGGTTATTAATCTGCGCGATGTCACCCGGCTTACTTAGGTCTGCCTCGTAGTCCTCCCATGATTGGCGGAGTTTTTCAAGCTCTTTACGCTTCTTAATGAGTTCCGCGCGGTTTTCCTTAGAAGCCTTGTTATACTTGGTATTAACACGGCTAATTGTCTCGTCAAGTTCTTCATAAGATTTGATGTCGCTTATGTTGAGTATCGGGTTGGCTTTATCCTCGAAATCATCACGAGCCTGTTGCACCTCCTTAATTTTCTTATACAGTTGAGGCAATTGCTCTGATGAAGCGACATCTGATGCCGCATTGAGATGACTGAGCCATTTGTCAAAATCTGACAAAGAATCACATTTTATCGGTAGTCCAAGTTCCTCATAAAGCAACTTGATAGAGTTAATCTGGTCTTGTATCTCATTACGTTTATCTTGGAGAGTACGGATATGGTCTTTATCCTCAGTGTTAGCTTTAGCAATTGCATTGTCATAGTATTTGAGATTATTCTCAAGCTCTTTCAAGCCGTCAGCACCCTCAATATACTTATCACCGTTGTACTTCTCGGTCTTGGTCTTAGATGTCTTGGTAGACAGACCGTATATTTTTTGAAGTGTCGTCAGACGCAGTTTCATCTTAGCAAGAATATCAGCCTCTTTCTTAGCTTCGGGGTTCTTACCGTCAGCAAGAGATTTGACTTTCTTCTCCTGAGCTGCAAGGGTCTTTTCCAACTGAGTAATAGATTGCTCTTGCCATGATATATTAGTTGGTGATGAAGACAGTGCATCGACATTAGTTTTGATTTCGGCTGCATACTGCTTGCTCTTTCCAATAGCAGCAGTATAGTTTTGTTCCAAAGAGTATATATCCTTATTAAGAGCGTTGATTTCAGCTTCCAACCGTTGATACTCCTTGACATCTTCTTTTGCACCTTTGGCAAGTTTTATACTTCCGTCCTTGCCTCTGAATTTTAGTGTTATCTTATCGGATTTGACAAGTTTGTCCTGCTGACGGACTAAAGCATCACGATCAATTGTCTTGCGCGCTTTTTCGGTAGCATATTCAATAGCGGCAGCTTCATTGCCAAGCTGTTCTGTATATGCCTTAGAGTTGCTGATAAGCACTTTGTACCACTCCGAGGCAGTTTGGTATGTTCCGAATATTTTGCCGTACTTGTTATTCAGTTCTTCAACTGTATCTGAAGTATCGGCATTAGTTTGTATTAGCTCACCGAGCTTTTGAATCTGCTTATCTAATTCTACGGAAGTATTAGCGACAGTCGTTTTGTATGTGTCTTGACCGGACTGTAGAACATCCGTTTTTTCTTCAATATCATCAGTCTTATCGAGCCATTCACTGAACAGACTTATCAATTCAGTTACTACCCATATCAAGCCGGCAGAGATTGTTATATAGAGCGCTTTAGTCGCAACATTCAAAGCAGTAAAGCTGATTGTTGTTCTACCCGTGATAGCGGTCAACAACTTCTCAACCCTAATCATGTTATTAAGATGGAAATTTTGTATCTTGAGCGACGCGCTCTGACCTATAATAGCAACCGTCATTGTTTTAATCTTGGCAGCAACCGTTGTAAGCGTTGCGTTAAGAGCCGATAAACCTAATATAGCTTGCCCGGTTATTGCGACATATTGCATAACCGGCTGTGCAGCTGCCGCATATTGCCCAATCAGCCCGGTTAAGGCTGACATTTGGTTTTTAATCCTCTGTGTCGCTGCCTCAGATGTTGAGTTCATATTCTCAAACGCGCCGTCAATTGTGCCGGCAGAGTTAGCCATATCAGCGATATTACTCTTGAACTTATCGGCAAGTTCCCCTGTCAACGGTATTAAACCACGGATGGCACGCGATGAACCGAATAGTGTACTATATATTTCCGTCTCGAGTTGACCCGTCTGTTGAGCGTAATGTTGAACATCGACAACTAATTGAGATAAGAATTGTTGCATACCACCGGCAGCCTTAATAGCGGCAGCATTGAATTGTATGCCCATTTCTTCAGCGAGTTTCGTTGCTTCAGTTGTCGGTTTTGTGAGTGCAGACATAACGGCTACTAACTGAGTGGCGACTTCATCAGTGCTACCTGATACACCTGTCAATGTGGCAAAAGATGCCATTAACTCATCTATGCTGATGCCGAGAGTTGCAGCAGAACCTGCAACCTTTGGCAAAGCCCCGGCGAGCTGCTCGAATGATGTAACACCATTCTTTGCTGTGAGCTGTATCTTATCTTGAATGTCACCGGCTTGTTCCCATGACAGACCATAGTTCTTAATGATTGTTGATGTTACGGTAACAGTCTGACCAAGGTCAGCGATACCACCGACAGACGCTTTGGCGGAGGCTTCAAGATAGCTAATCCAATTATTCTCAGGTACACCGTTAGATATGACTTGATAGAGGCCATTTGCGAGTTGGTCTTTGGCAAGCGGTATAGTTTTAGCAAGTTCGCTGATCTGTGTCTTCAAATCTTTGAAACCGGTCTCATCCTTACCAGCCATTGTGTTAACAGAGCGCATGGCTTTATCATAGTCATTGTAACCTTGAGCAAGTTGACCAATAGCTGATGATACGCTTTGGAATGATGCTGATAGAGCAGCAAATGTGGTAACTGTTGCTGCTAATCTATCTTTCATTCCACTTATACTGTTTTGTACTACTATAATATTTTTGCTCAGCGACTGCAAATTGGCTGCTAACCCTGAAACAGTAGCGCTTCCTGTTACGGTTTGATTTATATTTACTTCAATAACCGATCTCGCCATAATGCTTTAAATATTTTTATGTTAATCAATTTGCTAACTAAGCGTATAAACTTGTATTTTTGCAAACAAACAAAAAGAGTACAACCATGTTAATCCTCAGTATTTCATCTTTTATTAAATGGATATTTGTAAAATTATTCATTGTATTTTGTATCTTAGCGCTAATTGGTACAGCCTATATTGGTTTTGGCTGTTCGGTTAGCAAGAAGATGCGCGACCGATATATGAATTTTTAGCCACCTTCGCCGTTTAGGCGACGCTTAATATCACGAAAACGCTGGAGATGCTCTTTGCGAGAGACTTCCGGCGTTTTCGTTTTTTCGCTCTTACGCTTTTTATCCCACGGCAGCGGCAATAACTTTTCGGGGGTTATTTTGCGAGTGATATGCGGCTGAATAAGTATCGTTGCCATTATTCGGGCGCGCTCCCATTCATCACGCATCTTAGCGTCAAGATATTCATTGTGTTTTGCCATTATTGCGGCGAACTCATCAGGAGTGAGCGTGTCAAATGTATCAACACCCATTCCGAGTTGACCGACAGCAAGGCCTAACAGTTCATCAATTGTTAGCTTTTTTTTTCAGCGTCAGCTTCAGCTTCATCATTTCCGCCTAAAGACTTTGCCCACTCATTCATCATATCAACGGTGATATGGTCAGCAAAATCATCAACAGTGTAATCAAACTTCACCTTCTCTGCCGAGCAAGCGGCTTGCACACAACAATACAGATAATCTGCCATTGCGCTAACCTCTGTTAACTGGACTTCGGAGATTTCCCTGCCGGTCAAACGGTGGAAGCGGCGCATCGCTCCCATCGTTTGATAACAAGGATATTCTTTACCGGCTATTTTAATCTTTGAACCAATCATCATGTAGTAGCTTTTACGTAGTCAGATAGGTTTTCCGGCTCAAAAGTCTTTGGCTTGCCTGAGCTTTCGAGGCTGATGCTGTATGTCGCATCATCTTCAGCAGGTGAAGATTCCTCAATTGAAGTGATAATGAAATTGCCTTCAAGGTAAGGTTTTGTGGCATTGCCACGTTCAAGGGCAATGACTTCAACCTCTTTTGCTTCTTTCCAAGCTGCAAGCAACATAGCGTAGCCGTTCTCTGTTTCGTCGTCACACCTCAAGCCCTCAATGCTGACTGAGATAGACAACTTGGAAATGGACTTTTTACTCCAAAGGCCATCACCTTTTGCCTCAGAGCCAACCGGTTTAAACGCACGGTCTTTTGTCTCGGTATTGTATGTAGTTGTGTGGGTCGTTGAGTGCCCGACAAAGTTGCCGGCTACCTTAATCAACGCATCACTACCATTAATGAATCCCATAATCAGTTAATTTTAAGTTTAAAATAAAGTTGTTGGATAAAAGCATCATCTTGCCAGTCTTCCTCACCACCTTCATACGAACAACAGCGCATGTTCAGATCGTCTGCGTTATACCTCGCACCACTCAAAGCATTGCGCACCGCCTCGGCAAGTTGAATGCTCTGACCGTATTCTGAGGCTAAACACGAAACGCACATCTCAACGGTTTCGCTGTCATGGCCTACTGCCGTATGTGTGACCGTAGAACCTGTGCGGCGATAGGTGATATAAGGCAGTTCAGCCTCATTCACTACAATAGGGAATATCCTCTTGGTAAATGAGCGAACAGTGAGGTCATTAAGCAATAAATCATTAATGACCTGACCGGCATGAATTGATGTCTTAGAGATAGCCATATCTTTTTGCGATTTTTTCGACTTTTTCTTGATACGTTTGGTCGATACGAGCAATTACCTTTGGTACTTCGCTTTGTTCGGCGCGTGCGATGAAGTTTTTCGACCTTATTTGACCTGTATAACCTCCGCGTTTGCCGAGTAACCGTTGCACCTTGCTTCGAGCCTTCTTATATCGATGGGCAGTACCCAAATCGAACCAATAAAGCACGGGCTTTAGTTTGCCGTAACGATTTTTGTACATTCCGCGTGAAGAACCGGGGCGAAAATTTGCTGCAACAACAAACCCTGAAACATCCTTGCGAACCTTAGCGCGGATGCCTTTCTCAAGAGTTTTTGTAACTCTGAGTTTCTGGCTATCGCTTTGTCTGAGGTTCTTGACAGCAACACGGCGCACTTTGCGCGCCTCGGTTGCCAAAGTCTGCTTAATGGCGGACTTGAGCTGCCTTGGCTTAAATTGTTCAGTAAGCCGTTTAAGTTGTTGTCCGGCTTGAAGAGGTGTCATGGATTAAGTTTTGTACAGTAAATGGTTTGTAGCCCACGAGCTTTGTTAGGGACTATATTGTCAATAACGAACTCACAATTTGTTGACATATCGGTTACTCTCCAATGTTCTACAAGATTATGATTAATGCGAGTTCTATATGTAGCGGTATAGTCAGCGAAATGCTCCCCGACTTCTTCGCTGCGCCTCCCATCATATTTTAAGCGCTCCGCCCATATCGGGGTTTCATGCTCAACCCATGTAGAGGAGGCAGCACCGAATTTGTCTGTTACCTCAACGAGTTCTTTGACCTTCAGCTTTGTTCTTAACAATCCTGCAATCATAGCTTCACGTAAGGTTTGAGGAGAACTTCTAATGTCGCCGGCACTCTCGACATCTTTACGCTTGAAGCGACTTCACGAGTGGCATACCAATGAGCCGCCATCTGCATAATAGCTACCTGAATCGGTTCGGGAACTTCACCATCATCAGACCTCAATTCCTCCTCGCTGCGGCGTATCTCTTTTAAGACAGCGGTCTCAGCAGCTCGCAGGTATGTCTCGATAAGGTCATCATCATCGGCGAAGTCATCCGTCCGTGAGTGCTTTTTAAAAAGTGCGACATCAACAATCATCGTAGCAAGAATTTAAGATACGACTAATCTTCGTCATCGCTGATGATATGCGCGAGATTAAAGGCTTCCTTGCGGAGTGTCTTTGTACCATAATTGGCTTCAAGGATGAAGTCAATTGCGCCTTTGCGTGACAAAGTGTATGGGTCAACAGTGAAGCGGATGTCACCGAACAGACCCATCGGTTGCCACTTCCAATCACCGAGACCGATATAACCGTCACCGATGAAGTGAGTTGTAAATACCGGGATGCCTGCGAGCTTGTCGTTCTCGACAACCATAATGCCGGAACCGGCATCTTTGGGGGTAGCTTCAAGGATAGCCTTTGTCGCTTTGCTCATAACAAATGCAACATTCTCGCCATCGATGCCTGACGCATACAGCTTAGCCTTTTGCAAGTTGAGAGCTTTGAACGTGGGTTCAATCTCATCAGCTTTGAGATCTACAAACGGGCCTACCAAGTTAGTAGCACCGTTAACTTTGACACGGCTAAACAGCACTTGATTAAGAGCTGCGGTGATAGCCTTCGGCATAATCTTGCGGATGATAGTCTCAATGAGGCCTTCAGTCTGCATGATTGTTTGGTAAGTTACCGGGATAGCAAGACCGATACGGTCATAGGACGCTTTAAGCGAATCAAGAGTAATCTTGGTGTCTGAGAACGCCACACCCTCACCGGCAATAGTTGCTTCAACAGCTTCATACATCGGCCATACGTACTCACCGGCAAGGCCTGTGAGCAATGGCAAACCTACTTGATGGAGGATTAAGCCTTCTTCAAGTGGTTCAAGGATGTCTTGAAGTTTGATAGGCACAATTTCACCTGCTTTGGCATCAGATACCATCACAAGGTCACGATGGAGGATAACACTTGTGTTGGTCTTAGCCTCTACGTTAGCACGAATCATAGCCTCAGCAGTGCGGAAGCGGTCTGCGTGGCTACGAGTTTGGAGGTCTTCGGCAGAGTATGCAGCCATTCTCATGCCAATAACCTGACGCTCTTGAATGAGTTTTTTAAACTCAGTCTCCTCAGCATCGTTGCGCTGGCGATTTTCTTTCTCGCAAAGGTCAGCAATCTCGCGAATGCGAGCAGTGATCTCTTGGTCGCGCTGGAGCAAAAGTCGGATTTCTTTTTTCTTCATTTTTCCCTATGTTTTAGAGTATTAATACATTTTTTTGTTAGCTGCTGCACGCATCTCGGCAGCTTGTTTTAAGACCTCAGAGTGGTCTATCATTTCTTTTTTGCGAAGCTGAGAAAAAGCATCGCGTGTGTCACATTCAGTAGTCGGGTATGCCGGATTAGGTGTTAATGTGAAGTCGTGTAACGATGAAATGCGCTTAACAGTGTAGGTCGTTTGAATCTTGCCGTCACGCGTCTCACTGTTGCAAGATACGTAGTCCTCATCCCAGTATTTTGTCCGGAATGCGAAGCTGCAACCATCAATAACGCGCAGGTCAACGAGTTCAACAGCCTTATCACCGTCAGCCGTATGAGGCGCATCAAACTCGAATTTGACACCGTGGTCATCAATGCTGTATTTAAGAGTGCCTTTGCCATTTTTGGATCGAGCCAAAAGCAACTGACGGTCATGAAATAATGTCATGACTATATCGCAGCTATCGAGCAACTCCTTAGTAATGGCCTCCGGGGAGATAACCTCACGTATGACTTCGCGCTCATCCTCATACAACGGTGCACTTGGCTCATTAAATACGATAGCATAGCCCTCAATGGTACGAGATTTTTCATCCGTACCATTTTGAGCTTGCCTTAAATGAACACCCTGAAAGAAACGCTCTCTATTTTCAATTTTTATCTCTTTTCCCATATTCCCATAGTATTTTGTGTGAATTATGAAGTCTTAGATGCAGCCGAAGTTGTTAGCTCGGTGATATTTTTGAGGTTCGCTGAGATAAGCAACGTATCGCCACCGTCAACTGCCGGTTTGTTCTCTTTTCGCCGTTCCTCATTGACTGTTGAGAGACCTGCTGCTATCATTTTTGATTGATAATTCACCTTACTTTCAAGGTCACAGGCATATAATGCGCTTCGGTCAAACTCAAACTTGTACTTGGTACATAATCTCGGCGATATGATTTTGCGGCAAAATTCGATCTCGATGCGTTTGAGTAATGGCTGTAGTGTATTGCTCAAGAATGAAGCATCAGCCGTTTCTGCTGACTTGTAATTGTTGCTTGTATCATCGAAGACAAATGACGGATGAACACCAAAGAATCGGCATATATCGCGTACAGTAAACTTTCGGCTCTCCAAAAACTGCATATCCGTAGATGTCATTGACAACTGGGTTAGCTTCAAATCGCCGTCAAGGACAAAGAGGTGTCTGCCTTGGCGTATGTTAGCCTCAATATCTTCAACGTGCTTGTTAACTTCATCAGTGTCATATCTGCCAAGCGTAGGGGTCTGAGTGTTGTCACTGACAAAACCCCTAACATTTCCACCACTTGCAAAACGGTCTAAAGTTTCACGGTCGCCTGTTGCAGCTATACCGAATGTGCGAGCCGCTGCTGTTAACACGCTCTCACCGGTAACACCGTCAAATGAGTAATTCTTCAAGTGAATTATATCGTCCTCATCATACGTGCCGTATATGCCGTTATCTGTGTCATTGACCGTGTATGTGTGTGAATATTTGTCGTATGAAACGCTGTCCGGAGATAATAAGATCAATTCCCTATATCCCTTTGCTGTATATATGTCATATATCGGCATAATGTAAGCATTTCCTTGAAGCAATATCTGAGCAACAGCGGAAGCCCAAAAGTCAAAAGCATTCAGCCGAGCGCAAGGCTGCACTTGTAACAGATAGTTAAGTCCGCTCTCCTCCGGCACATATACGCCGTTGCGCTGGCGCATATACGTAAAAGGCAGCCCGGCTATCTTATCCGAAATGAGCCTAACGCAACGATAGACAGTCGCAACCATCATCGCGTGATATGGAGTATTGACTTTTTCTGCATTGTCAGGCAGCACAAGCGATTGACTAAAAGGGCGACCTGATCTCAGGCTACCCTCTTTGTCACGCTTCTCACTTGATCCCTTAGCGGAGCGCAGAAACCAAAACCAATCTTTAATGTGTGTTTTCATAACTTTCTACAAACCCGACATAAAGCGGCTACTGGTACCACCCCACTAATATGTTAACCTATTTTAACTAATCTCTCATATCAAGGAACATTCTCAAAGCCATTAGCATAGTTATAACTCCGTCTATTTTCATATTATCGCCGCGCTTCATTGGCTTACAGTTCTCGTTATTATCGACATCAAGAACCGCATTGCCGAAGCAATAGGCATTAATCGGGTTATCGTTGATGAATATCTTACCGGTCTTGACACCATGCTCAAAGCTCTCGACCGGAGCTGTGAAGTTACCATTTGTCTGTCGCACAGGCATGAGTACTTTTTCCGCGCCTGCTGATTTAAGCATATTGACACACTCCATGCTCTTGTAAGGGTCATATCCGATAGCGCGTATGCGCACATAATCAACTTTGCTGAGAATGTAATCAACGATAGTACGATAGTCAATAACTTTACCCGGCGTGAGTATGAGATAGCCTTTTTCAGCCCATATACGATATAACCGCTCATTAGGATGACCGGCAATAGCCCCTTCAGGAAAGAAGTACGATGTATGGAAGTCCATACGCTTCAATTTCTCATAATACATCGCGAATGTCACGGCTGAGAAGTCACCACATACAGATAGGTCGATAGCAACAGTGGCTAACGGCGCACCTTTTATATTCTCTAATTTAATCGGTCGGCTAATGTTTCGCGCTATTTCTGCGCTAATCCATGACCTTTTTTCGTTTTCTGCAAAGATATTCAACAGTTTTGTGCGAAAAACCATCATATTCTCTGCCGATATTTGAGCATCTGCCCACGCTTGCTCATAGTAATCAGGCTGCACGGTCACACCGAGGTGAGGCTGGACTTTAGCCCATGTTTTAGGATCATCTTCACGATCATCAACATCAGGCATAAACAACGCACCGAATACACGGTCATTTTCTACTTCTCCACGCAGAACACGCTTGATACCGTCAAGCTCGTGTGCAAAAGGCCCGTCAATCACTTCACTTGCAGTCGTAATTGTCACTACTAAAGGCTCAAGCCGCGCACCCATCGATGATGTTAGCGTGTTCTTGAGGTCTGCACCGTTCTTTGAAGCTGTGTTACGTGCTTGTGAGTACTCGTCCATAATCACAAGTGATGCGTTAAGACCGTCCTTAGTCTTGGCATTAGCAGCGAGACATCGAGCCAACGAATCGCGCCCTCTGTCTTTGAACGTGATGCTCTCACGGTTAATCCGGAAGTGGCGACCACGGCCATCCAACTCAAACATGATGTTTCTTATCTCATCGAAACATATTTTTGCTTGGTCATAACTATTAGCACCGACATAAGCCTGTGCATTATTATCGCCAAACAACAAGTCATATACGGCAAGAGCCGCAGATGAAGTTGTCTTTGAGAATTTACGCGGCACGAAAATGCAAACTGTGCGAATAAGCCTGCGACCTTTTTCATCAGCAAAGCCAAAAATGTTAGCAAACTGGAAGCACTGCACAGGCGTTAACTTGTATCGCTGTCTGCCGGCTGTGCCGCTGAACTTTAGCACCTCATAAAACTTAAAAAAGCGTTTAACCTTATCCGGTCTCCACTCATAGGTATTCAGCAGTCTGAAGAACCTTACAACAGCAAGCAGCTCATAGAGGTTGTGTTCATCAGGATGCTCGATAACCTTCTTAACGTATATCATAATGCGAGGATCTGTATTATCGAGTTCCCCTGCACTCTGCATATACCAAGCCTCGCGCTGCCGTGCAATAAGAGCTACAGTGTCGCGTTTACATTGGCGTTCATGTTCTTTCTCCTCATCAGTCATTGAACTCTTTCATAAAATCACTAAATCCGTCATTATCATTCTTGCGCTCCTTGGCATCTGTATTCATACCCAAGGCACGCAACGCGCGCTGGCTTTGTTGTGCATAGTCAAGATATAACCGCTCAGTAGGGTTTACAATAGCTCGTTTATCACCCTCTCGCGATGTCTGTTGTATCATTGCTCGGTGGTCTTTACCAAATACTTCTTCTGCAAGTACATCCGTCTTAACCAACAATTGAGCCACAATCTTAACCTGCATCGATAATTCTTCACTATATTTGCCTTGCTTGCGGAGCAACTTAACGATGTACTGCTTCTTGGCTTTGATAAGTTTAGTATAATCTTTGCCGGCAAGCATATCGGCAATATCGAACTTGTCGGGAATTTTGACAGGTTCAGGTTCAGACTCCGGCTTCTTTTTCTCAACAACTCGCTCGGTGTAGCCACGGTTCTTGAGCTTGGTCTTACAGTAGAAGATAATTGCAGATGTATCACCGGCTTCAACGAGGTCTAACAGTTTAGATTCGACAATATCGCCCTGCTCATCAAATATCAGGTCGCACTGCTCAGCGAACTCCTCATCATTCTTACGCCATTTATAGTAAGTGTTTCGGTGTATGCCGGTCATGATACAAGCGTCTCTGATTATGCCCCTGCAACAACTGAGCGCGTCTAAAAATCTTTGCTGTTTGTCGTTTAACATCCAATACTTTTTTTAAAGTGTACAAAATGCACATCTTCGGCACATATCGAGCTATATAATTTAACTGCCCCCAAAGCCCGAAAAATTCCACGCGCGAAAAAACAAG